AAGCGGCTCCGGGCCTTGGTCAAGCGGTATCTTGGCCGCTGCTTCCTCGCCAAAACGCTCTGTAAGGGCTTCCTTGGTCATGTAGACCCAGCGCCATACCTGTGAGACTTCTTCCCACGTCCGCGCTGTAGAGTGCCCAAAGTCCTTCCAATGAACGTAGTCGGTCGGGGCGCACTCGTAGTCGATTTGCTCCATGACGGCGTTTTCGCCCCGCTCGACGTCTTCTGTGACCTGTAGCCCGTCATCCTCAATGCCCTGCGGGGCAACGTGCGGCTCATACCGCACCCATGCCACGCCACGACCGCCGAGGAACCGATCTTCGACGCAGTAACGCATCGTCGAGCGGAAGTCGGGGTAATGTTCGATCTCGAAGTCCAGTGCCCTCTCAAGAAGTTGCGAAGCCACCCGTCCTACCGGGTCGCCATCGCCAAAGCGCCGCGTCACATCAGCCTTGGGCAGTTTGGCGTATACGGCAGGAATCAACGTCTGGACGTTTGACCAGAGAATGTTGAACTTAGCCGACTCGTTGCCTGACTGCCCGCGAGTGTCATCGCGGTATCGCTTCAGAATCTTTTTCGTCCGCGCCTGCCATTTGCTGAATTCGTTGTCGTACTGGCCGACAACGCGCAGGTACTTCTCAAGGTCAGCCGAGGCTTCCATTACGCGCTGAACACGCCAACGGCAAGAACTTCAACGCCCGCCCCGGTCGTGACCTGCCACGCGCCCGAACGGGAAACCATATTCAACTCAATGTTGTACACGCCGATGCCACCACCAACTGCGTTGGGCAGTACCGTGTGCGTTGCGTTGGCACCGTCCTTGATCTGTACGAGGCTCGTTGCAGCCGTAGATACCGAACACACCAGCCGGTGCAGGTAATCACCTGATGCGCCCGTGCCGCCCAACACCTGTAGGGACTGGCTTGCCGCCACATGCTCGTAAGGGTAGCGGTAGGGGTATGAAACTCCACTCATATTCGTGCTCTCCTGCTCGTTGAGCGGTCGTGTACCGCCCACATGTCGTTAAGCGTCACCGTATTGGCTGGCCCAACCATAAGCGGTTTGGGGTCAGCCGACCGGGGCTTGTCAGATTCTGCTGCCCATGATACCGCAAGCATTCGGAATGCGTCACTAGGGTGTGACGTCCAATCATGTCTTGGGGTCTGCCGAAACGCTTTCTTGTCCTCGTCGTACTCCCGCTGGTACTGCCGCAGCGCCTCAATGCCCTCGCGGCAGCGTTCTGCGTCAAACCAGACGTGAGGCAGGGTCAGGCGGACGGCTTGGATGCCCGACTGCACGCCGATGTCCGGCACCACCGCGAGTTTACCGACGTCCAAGTAGGCTGCAAGTTGCTCCACGATGCTTTTGCCGGTTTGCAGGCTCTTTGCCCTAGCGTCATGGGGTAGGTAGTGGCGCTTGAAGTCGTAGCCCTTTTGTAAAACCACTGCGGCGATGTCATGGATGTCGGCCCCGCTAACGGCGTAAAAGTCAATCACGCGAATTTCACCACGCGCCATCTGATAAAACCATATCGCCGTGTCGTCTCGGTAGCCCAAGTCCCATGCGGTATAGGTCGGTAGGGAGGGGTCATACGGCACTTGAGTGATGCGGCCTTGATCGTCGGCTTGGCGCATCTCCTTGCCGAAGAACGCGCCTTGAATGGCCGCCTCGAAACTGCACTCGTACTCCTGTAGGTACTGATCCTCGGCCAACTGCGCCCGTGCTGCGGCCAGTTCGCCTTGCGGCAGTAGCCCGCTCGTTGAGGCCGGAAGGCGAAGTAGAAACCACTCATTCGGCAACCGTTGTGCGGTGTCGTATATATCCCAAAACTGGTTGCGCCCTTTTGGAGTACCCCCCATGACGCACCATCCTTGTTTATCACTGAGGGCGGGGCGAATTACGTTGCCGAACACGCTGGGCCGGAAGTCACCGAATTCGTCAAGGTAGACGCCCGAGAACCCCAAGCCGCGCATATTGTCTGCGGTTTCGGCTCCGTACAAACGTATTTGGCTGCCGTTTATTAATGTAATCGTCAGTTCTTGCTCATTGACTGCGGTGATGATGGGTTGGGCGAACTCTTTAAAGTATTGCCATGCCACGGCTTTGGCTTGCGATCTATATGGCGCAACGTATCCGAATAGCCCGTATGGCCCTTGGTACATGATCGCAGCCCGGATCATGTCGTTGACGGCTGCGACTGTTTTACCTGCACGCCGATGCGCCACAAGGCAGGCCCATCGCTTTGTGCGCTCATGAAACGGCATGAACGCCTTGCGTGGGCGGTAGGGCAGGATTATTCGGGAGCCATCCATCCGATCTGTACCTTGACCGGGCCGTTATCCTTGCCTGTGATCTCTTGCCTTGCAAGTTTGGGAACGTGGTACTCCAGCAGGGTGCTGAAAGCGTCAAACGCAGCCTGCGCTCCCTTCTCCTCTGCGATCTCGTCTAACCACCCTTGGAGGCGGTCTGCATTGCCGTCCACAAACGCTGCAATGGCTTCTCTGGCGGCCTGAGTGGACTTATTGGGCAAACCCTTTGGTCTACCCGGCCCGCCTTTCTGCCCCTTTTTAAAAGCACCTGAGTTCATTACAAGCCCTTTTCCTTTCGCTCCTTCTTACGCCGCTCTTGTTCCATCAAAGCGGCAGCCAATACTGTCGGGCCAGCCACGCCTGCTAACAAGTCGGGGCTAGTCAGTTTAGCGGGGTCAAAGGCTGCAAACTTACTGCGAACAATGCCTGTCGGTTGAAGCGCAATGGTATGTTTTCCTGCGATGTTTAACGCTGGGTTTTTGAATTCAGTTGCGTGAGTGACTGTGTTTGCACCAAGCGCTTTCACAACTTCGCTGGCAAGCCCGCCAGATGTTAACGGCATTCCAGTATCGGGATCGTAGGCTTCCATCCCTCGGGCGTTTGCAATTGTTTCCCAAATATCATCTAACGTCCGACCTTCTTGCATCAACGAATATAGTTCGTCAGGAGGGTCTACACCGTAATCTTGAAAAACTTGAAAAGCATCTTGCCAAGCAGAAGCGTTTTCTGTTGGCAAAAACTCATCAGCGGCTTCGTCATACTGTTCGCCGGGTGCTATAAATGCTGATCTAGCGCGTTCCACCATATTGGCTTCTTTACCGCGCCGGACGAGTAAAGGGTAAACCGTCCCGAGGTTTTGGCCCGTCCCAGTTTCCCGCAACAATACTTCGGCTCTTGCGGGCGATAACTTCTTTTTACTTAGCGCCCCAGCAATGCGGCGCAAATCTTTATCGGTGCTTTCGATGCCGCGTTCAATTTTTGAGAAAGTATCTGGCCCATAAATTGATGCGTAATTTAAAGACGCATCTTGCGGGGACGGCGTAGTGTAAAAACCTTGACCTACAAACGCACCGGGGTCGCCTTCTCCAAGATTTACGCGCTCAATGTCATGCAATGAACCGTGATACAACGGGTTGTCGGGTTCAAATCCCATCGCCGCAGCCCGTTCCATGGGGGTGTTGTTAGGTTGTAACCCTAAGCCGCCTTCGGCAACAGGCTTGGCTGCGTTACGTTGCGCCGTCAGCAATGCTTCAGCGCGGTCAGCGGCAATATCAGCCTTTCTTACTTTGCTCGCGGCTTTTGCCACGCCACCCACCACCGGCACAGCGGCCAAGGTCGCCAGCCCCATACCAAGCGGGTCGTTTTCCCGCCGCGCTCGTTCAAAGTCTCGCGCCGCTTGTGGGTATTGAAGCGGAGTAAATCCGGCGGCAATGTCTACAGCGATGTCGGCAGCGTCAGAGTCTTGGGGCTGGTCAAGGCTAACCATGCGCTCATACCGGCGCTTGAGGCCAGCCTTGTCGCCAAGGTATTGGAGGGCTGCGGCGACTTGTTCGCGGCGTACTGGCATAGCTATTCTCGCCTCAAAATCTTAACCTTCTTTTCCTCGCCGGGGAATACGACGAAGTTGCGGGTGCCGCTGCCGCCATCTCGACTGCCTGCGTCTAGGTAGCGGATGCCGGGAATGCCTGCCTGCTGTAATCGGCGGCTGACCTCAGCGCGTGTAACGCCGTTGCCAACTAGCAAATCTTTTACGATATCGCCGCCTATGGCTCTGTTCGCGGAGTATTCCAAAGCACGGTCGGGTGTGCCGCGCTTTTTCATCGCATCCTTTACCAACGGCATCAACGCTTCCCGCACCGCCGCTGACTGCTCGCTTAACGGCTTATCCCAATCCAGCATACGGTCAATCATTTCGTCGGGTAGGTCGGCGGTGTAGAGGTTGCCCGGAGTTTTTTGCAAACCCACGTATTCCTTCACGGCTGCTTCATAAGCGGGTTTTGCGCTTGGCGGAACGCGGTTGTATCGCAAAAAAGTTTCTGGTTTTCGGCCGCCGTCTACCCAATCCATAATTTGCGATGATATTGCTCTTGAATAATCTGGGTGCGCCGCGCCGGTTTCTAACGCCGCATCTGCTGCTTTTTGCCAAATTTTGCCATAAGCAACCGATTGCGAATCTTTCATATAACTTGATGCGGCTAAGCGTTCTTTGTATCCCTCCGCCACCTTCGGACTTTCGGCAAGGTAAATACCGTGACCGAAAGCCTGTGCGCCCTCGCCCGTGCCGATCTTGCTGGCGTCAAATTCGCCTAACGGGTTGGCTTCCGTACCCGGAAATCGGTGTGGCGTGCCGTGATACACGTCAATTTCGGCCATGATCGGCTTACCGCGCATCGGCCCGAGCATCTCGCCTACCACCTCGCCTGCGCCCAAAGGCCCGCTCATCGCTTTCTGGCCCATTTGGCTTAGGGCGGCGGCCAACACCGAGGGGTCGCGTACAACGGCTCTAGCGGCCTCGTATGCGCCTTTAGCAGTGCCTACGGGGTCAGTAATCAGTCCCTTGATGCCTTCAAGTTGGGTCGTGATGCCTTGGCCTAG